TCGATTCGTCCATCGTGGGTCCAAGGCTTTCGGTGGTCCTCAGTACCGCCCTCTACGTCTCCCGACCGCACCTGTCATCACCGAACAAGAATTCAAGATTTTGCACGAGGCGGCTGAAAAAGAGGGGGTCAGCTTCCGTGCACGACTTGATCAATACTTTACCGATCGAACTTCCCGACTCGTGGATTCCGGTGTTCCCCAGGCCATCGACGGCGCCGCCCTCGCGACTATCCGCCCTGTTCAAGCCGAAGCCTCACTGCTGCGCTACACCCATCTCGGTCTTGAACCCAATGCGTTGCTCCGCACCCACGAAACTGCAATGTCCGCAGAAGATCGTTATCGGGCCGACAAAGTGGGTGATGCTCTCTACGAAGCAATGCCTGAACTCTTCGACGACCCGAAACTGTCACACCCGGACGTGGTCTTCAACTGGTGGAAAACACGTGGCATGGAAAAGTACAATACCGATGGGATCTTGAACATGGCAAATCGTGCTCATGCGATCGCTGACGGCCAGATTCGCGCCGTAGTGGACTCCGCATGGGACAAGATGAAACGAGGTGAGCGTCGGCCTGACTTGTACTCCTCGTTCGTCAAGAGGCAGCCAGTCGCGGCCGAGAAGCTCATTACTCCAGATGCCGACGGCAATTTCAAGCCAGTGCGTACAGTTACAGCTCAAAACCTCGAGACCAGTGACCAGGACCTCGTCGTTGGCCTGGAGATGAAGAATCGAGTGCCCGGATTGTCTGCAAATGTGTCCAGCAAGATGGCAGCGGGCCAGGGGTACTCAGAATTGTTTAGAAAACTTCGGGGCCGCACCAACCTCTTTGAGGGTGACATGTCACAATTCGACAGTCGGTTTGAACGCATCCATTTCCATATGCTCGATCGCGCGATTGAACGAGGCTGCAAAGATGAGGTTGTGCGTTCTTGGCTGCAGGTGAAGCATGAATCAATCCAACAGTCATACATTGCCCTGTTGTCTATGCCGAAAGGTCAGAACCTGTCACAGTTCATTGCCCATGCCCAAGCGTCCAACCCTGGCGGCACACCAAATGTCGGCTTTCAAAACTGGCTGGTGAAAATTCGTGGTGGTGCCACTGGCGAATCGTCGACATCGTGGACCGACACCATGGCATTCAAAGCAACGCTC